TAAACTTAATGAGTAGCTCTTTTTCAGAAATATTATTTTGAAAATATAAAGCATCGTTGTCTAGTATGGCTGGCAAATGCATCATAATTAATTACTCCAATTTGTTTCTAGGTCGTACCAAAAAAATGGAACCATGTACTTGCTCCCAGAAGTTACTGGCAAAGGGTGATGGAAGTATGGCCTGTATGCAGGAAACATAATTAAACTTCCAGCCTCTGGCTTAATCTTTACATCTTGCTCTGGGAAATAAATTTCTCCACCCTCATAATCATCGTTAAGGTAAAGAACTCCAGAAACTACTGGGTGGGCTTTGTCTGTTGGATCTTCTGCATCAACATGTTTCCCCATATCTGCAAGAGAGTTATATTTTCTTATACTAAAATAATCTGGAAGCTTGAGCTGTCTAGACCCTGTATTGTATGCATAGTTTACAAAACATAAATCAGATATTGATTTAATTTTATAAACCAGCATGGATGTCTCTAGGTCAAGATCATTTTTATATTGCATATTAGAAAACATTCCATCTTTTGAAACACCATACTCTGTATCTTGATCACTAGCTTTCCAGGTTTTCCATTTTGAAAGCTGCGAAGTATTGGTGTTAGCAGATTCTAAATACTCAATCTTATCTACAAACTGCTTTGGATTGCTAAGCAAATTTTTATAATAAAATATTTGATTATCTAATTTTTCTATAAGCATTTTCATCCCTCATAAAAAATGGAGTAGACTTGTCTAGCTTAGGATCTTCTTCTCCATACTTAACTAGGTACTTATGCCATATTCCAGACTGAATTTCTTCTTTCATTCTTTCGGAATCCATTTTATCCCACTCGTCGCCGTACTTTTCTTTATTAGCATGCCATTCTGGGCTTCCGTCAAAATCATAAGACCAGAAGCATCTTATGAAATATTTTTCTCCATTATCAACTCTATCTACTCCATGGAAGTAATGTGATCCTCCAGTTACTGGGTCACCTGATGGAAAAACAACTATGTCTCCAGCCTCTGGCTTGTAGTCAATAACATCCCCAGTATCATCTTTAAGGAAAGATAGTCCTCCACCGTCGTAGTCGTCATTAATATATACGGTACATGTAATTGCAAATTTTTTTCCTGGGGACTCGCTATCGAATCCTCTGTAATCTGTATGATAATGCATAGCCATTTCATTTTGCTTTGATGTTTCCCAATACTTGCAAATTGAAATTCCATTGTTTACCCAATTTGGTAAAGAAATATCATTTGTTTTAACATAATCTTCTGTACATGCATAATAAGCATTTGTAACATCTGTAAGAAAATCTTTTTGCAATAAGGTATACTCATTCTGGATATCTGTCGTATACTCATCGTTTTGTCTATTCATAGAAAGGTTCATCATCTTGCCAAATCCATACCAGTCTTGCCACTCTGTAAATAATCCTTCGGGCAACTTTTCCTCAGACTGTTTTAAAAGATCAGTATATTCTTTCCACCTAGGAAGCATATTTTTATAAACAATAACTTTTGGATATATCTCTAGCTTGTTCATTTCTCACCATACTTTCCAATGTAGTCTTGCGTTATGCCCATCTCTTTTTCTTTTTTCCAGGACTCATATGTCCGATCCTGCTCTTCTCTAGTTTTCTTAAGGCGCTCAGCTCTTTCTTTTAATCTTTCTTCGCTATAAACAGAATCTGCAGTGTCCCAAAATGATCCTATTGTGTATCGTGTTCCACCGTGGACTTTTGTAACTTCGTGCTCATTTGTGTGTCCTCCAGCAAAAATTGCTATCTTTCCTATAGATGGCTTAATGTTAATATCATAATTTTTAAAGTTTAAGTACCCACCTTCAAAATCATTATTTAGATATATAAACGCAGCATACTTGCTACTTTCAAATTCAGTAGGATTCCCATCTTCATCTGAATTGTCAGAATGAAATGATGCATATGCTCCATCTGTCCATTTTTGAGCATGATAGCTTACCTCAGATAATTCTTTTAACAAAACGTTTTCTGCTAGGTCTTTTATTCTTTTTTTTAATACTTCATTAAAATAATTAGAAGGCAATCCAAATAGTTCTAGGTTTGGATCGTAAGGCCAAAATCCCATGGCAAATGAATCATAAAAGGATATTTGATTCCATTCTAAAATCTTATTGTCTACCAACCATTCAAGATAAGAAATTATAGACTTGCATTCTGATTCTGATAAAAAGTTATCAGCAGTAAAACATTCTTCCTTATGCATTGTTATCCAGCTACTCATTTTTAAAATCCTTTGGCCCGCTAAATTTTTCTGGCAAGACACTTATTGTCCAGAAATAAGGTGAAGTATATCTACACCCGCTTACTATTGGTCTAACTCCATGAATATAGTTTAAGTCTCCAGGAAAGAAGTATCCAGCTCGTGCTTTGGGCTTAAACTCTATTCCCTGTTTTGGAAAATATAGCTCTCCGCCTTCATAGTCATCGTTAATATAAAAAACTGTTCCTATGTCATACCATGGAAAAGAGTTCGGTGTTCCTGCATCTGGGCCTTCATGAAGCTCTTTATCTGCGTGAGGCTCTTGTCTTGCTCCAACTGGCCATCTAACTAATGCTGGTCCTGTCGCAAAGCACTCAACCTCAAAGAAATTTTCAATTACTGGCTTGAATCTACGTACAATATTATTTAATATCTCGATAATATCATGTGCACCATTTTTTAATAGCTGCTCCCCAGTAACAACTCTGTTGGCCCATGGCCTGTCGTCATAAATAACTGTTCCATTCTCATTAAACTCTGTTGGAATGTCATCAAATGAACTATTATTTTTAGAAAATGAAAGTAGAATAGACTGCTCTTCTTCTGTAATAAAATTTTCTACTTCTACTATATTTTTATCTGAGTCTCCAAAAAATCCAGAGGGTGTTATAGATTTAGCATTAAAGTTAGAAACATTTTTAGAAGTGTCCCATTTGTTCATATCCATTATTCATACCTCTTTCTTGACCATACTTTTTTCTTGTAGGCCCCACCTTCGGGGACTCTAAATTTATTTGCCTGATAATGATGCCTCTCTATTATTTGTTCCTGAGTATACATCTTTTGATCTGATTCCCAATCTTCTCTTTTAAACGGAATAATCTGAGCATAAGGAGTTCCTTTAGGAATCATTCCCTCAAACCCGCTTTTTAAAAAGAATGGCATAAGTCCTGGGGTATCCATCTTGTCGTTATCAATTATACCAGAGAGGGTTATAAATGGTAGGTCGTGTCTATTTAGTGGATGAATATATAAAGCACTATACCCAGGCTCTAGCCCTGGCATCCAATTTGGATACCAATGGAAATGCTTATCTGTTCCAAGTGGTTTTGGAAATCCTGGCATATCTGGCCTAATTCCACAAAAATCTTCGTATCCGCCTGGAGACATTGGAACGGTGTATTCGTTACCTGCTTCGTCTTTTGTAATAGACATATAGATATCACATGGAGTTTTTAAAACATACCCTGTAACAAAGGCATCTATTAAAGCTGGACAAGCTTTAAATGAAAGGGAGTCTTTATTTTCTGGGAACCAATATCTGCTTGATTCTACAAACCAACTAGGTATATTCTTTTTTGTAGTTTCTGGTGCAAATTCTAAGCTCATAGAGTTGTATACTCTATTGGAATGAAATGTAATTTTAGGCATTATCAATAACCTTAAGCCTTATGGACTTGACTTCGTGCTCACCCAACTTATTACCACACGGGTCAACTGAGTCTCTATAAAAATTAGTCCAGCTGCCCGACTCAGTTATTTCTTTTATTTTTTTCATTGAGGCTTGCGGGTCACAGTTAGTATGCGGTATTTCATTTTGATCTACAAATTTAATTTCAGAGTTTTGCAATTCCCCCAATGATATAGGGACTATATTTGCAATTGGTGTATTTGCTGGAATTGTTATTTTTACCATTGGTTCTGTTATCTTCCAGGCTATTGGGAAATCTCCATGAAAAAATGAAGTGCTTATTAAAGTTGTAAAACATTGAACCCCTCTAATAAATAGATTAGGGGTTGGAATACATAAAAGACTTAAATTGCTATCTGTCTTAAATCCTATACCTGAATTAAAACTAATTGTTCCATTAGCCCTTCCAGTGGACACATATTTTTCCCCCGAAAGAACTTTTACGTGATGGGGAGAAGAGTCTGAAATTCCATCCCAGACAAATGATATTTCTTCTGGAAAAGATATGCTCCATCCCAAAGAATTAGTCACAGTAACAGGAAAGCAGTTATATGCATGTCTATCGTAAGTCTCATCCATCCAGTCTCTTTTTACTGGGGATTGAGATATGTTAGACAGGCCTGTTGTTTTAAATGCTTTTATAGAATACATTAGAGCAAGCTCTTTGAATACTGTGCCTCTAAGTTTCTGTATTCTGGAGTATGAGCGGTTTCTAAATAGTCAAGCATTGTTACTATAGAATACTTTACTCCCGAAGTAACTGGCATTGCGGCGTGTGAATAAACATAAGAAGAAGGAAATAGATAAAGATCTCCAGCTTTAGGCTTAATCTTTAAGTTAAGTTTATCAAAAAATAACTCTCCGCCTTCGTAATCATCGTTTAAATACCCTACTAAAGACAGTACGCATGTATAAGAGTATCCATGATCTGAATGGACTTGAAAATGCTGTCCAGCTCCGTATCTAATAAAGTTAAATGATTCCCAGTATTTTAGAGGGGCAAGGCTAAACATATTTCTATAGTCATCAACTGCTGGAAGCTGTGCATAGTATGCATCTTCCCAAATTCTAATTAGATCTTTATCGGTTTCATCTTGTTTTTCTTGGCTAACGTTATCCATATGTGCGGACAAAGATTTATCTTCATTGTACTTAAGTTTGAAATCTACACAGTCTCTGTAACTAAGGTTTTTTGCTCCGTAGCCCGTGTATCCTGGCTTCCAGCTGTATCTTGTATTAGACTCTGAGCCTAGGGTGTTTTCTAGTCTTTCAATATACTGTTTATCTTTGGTAAAAACATCTCTATATACGACTATTCCTGTAGCTAGGTATTCTGCATTTTCTAACATGTTTTCTCTTTTCTGTGGTTATATATATTGTATCATTTATTTTAATTTATTGGAACCCATACACCTGGCTCATTATGCTTTAAAGAGTATAGTGGAACAACGTAAAACTCTATTACATCATTCCAGCTGTCGGTTTTAATATTTATTACATCTGTTGGCTTATTTATATACATGTCATTTTTATTAAATATTTCCTTGGTATATATACCATTATTCATAAAAGACAAGCTGTACTCAGTACCCGCTGGGAAATACATTCCGTGCAAATATGGTATATTTATTCCTGGGAAGTCATACCAATTTGGATTAGTACCTGGACCGTACTGTGAGATCTTGGCGTATATCATGTATTTTTGTTTATTTTTATCTATTTCATAAACACGACAAGCTTCTTTTATAAGATCAGAAATTTCTAAATATAGGCTGTATATATTGTCATTATACACAGAAAAAAGGTTTTTGCTTTTTATTATAACTTCATGATCTAACTCTAAATCGCCGTCTTTAGTGTAATAAATTTCATCTTTTTTATACGACATCTCTTCTAATAAATCAATATCAAAACCTATATTAGAATGACTTTTAATAAAATTAGTTTTGCTGTATGTCTGGTTCAACATAAACCATTCTCTTATCTATGTAATTAACTGGATACGAAAAATTTCTGTATTGAAATATATCGTTTAAGTCTATATCTATCTTTTTTTCTTCAAATCCTAGGCTATATATCTTGTTGTAAAGCTGATCTCCAGCTACCGTCCCACCTTTAAGTCCATAAATTGCTGACCAAATTTCATAACCTAATTTTCTTGCAAGCATATCGTTTGTTATTACACTATAAGTTGCAACTCCTTTTCCTCTATAAAAAGGGTCTACATACATTCTACTTATTTGATTATTCATATTCCAAGCGCTTTGTGCTATTGGAAATTCGTTAAATATCTTATTGGAAACTACAACTGTTCCTGGCTTATATCTGTCTGTATTGTAAGCAGAGCATATAACTCTTATGTGGTAATCTTTATCATGAATAAATGCAAAATGTCCCCATATGCCTTCATTATATAAGGCTTCTGGAAAAGACTGGTAGGAGATAGATTTCTCTATCTCCTCTCCAGCGTCACCTACTTTGAATTTCATCTAATGCATTTTATAGGGGGCCAGGACCATCTGGATCATTAGATCCAAATAGGGTGGTGCTATGTGCATGCATATCAAATGTAACTCCGTTTTCTGTAAAGTAGAAGTCCCATGGCTCTACGTTTATAGAATAAGACTGAATTGTAATGTCTTCATTTAACTCTAACGATTCAATCGCAACAAAGTCTTTTGATTGGAAGTTGTAAATTAAATCAGTATTTAGTAAATCTTTTACGTTTAGCGATCTAATTTCGTTATCACGCTTTGCAAGTATAAAGTGATTTAGTGTATATATATCACCATTTACTGCTGCTGCACCTAAGTTCTCGTGCAACATTTTTCCGACAACAGTTACTTCTGTTTCTTCTGCGCCGTCAATTTGCTCTTGAGTAATAACATAGTCTGAATAAGATCCGTATGAACCATCATCAAGTAGCCAGTAGTCGTCTGGAATTCCTGGAATTCTTAACCCTATTACTGCATCTCCTACTTCAATTTGACCAGCTGAAACCATTCCTGTAGGAGTTCTCAAAAGAGTGTTCACTCCGACAGACTTAATAAAGCTAGGTGGTGAGAAGAACCCTGGTGGGGCGAAGAACCCTGGTGGGGCAAAGAACCCTGGTGGGGCAAAGAACCCTGGTGGCGCAAAGAACCCTGGAGGACCAAAGAAACCTGGAGGTGCAAAGAATCCTGGAGGACCGAAGAAGCTTGGTGGTCCGAAGAAGCTTGGGGCCTGTGTTGTAACCTGGTTAGAAGCTCCAGAATACCCTCCTGCACCGTTGGCATTTTCAGCCCGTATCTGATACGTCTGAGCAGTACTTGCCTCTTGCGTAATAGATATTGGAGAAGATGCTGAAGTTCCAGTTTTACCGTCGGAGCTTGTCCAGCGATATAAAGTTATTGCTGATCCACCGTCGGATGGAGCTGTAAATGAAATACTGTCTGCATTTACACCAGCAGTTGCTGACGGGGCAGACATGGTAGCTGGAACTGTTGTAGCTGTTGCAGTTGCAGTATTTGAATCTGTTGAAGTTCCGTAAGAATCAGCTGCTCGTACTGTATAAGAATTAGAGCTAGCTGAAGATAGCCCAGTATGTGAGTATGTTGTTGTGGGATGAGAAACAGTTGCAATTTCTGTTCCACTTCTAAATACCTTATAAGATGTTGGGGTATTTGCTCCTTCAGAAGCAGTCCATGAGAGATCTATTCTTCCATCATTAAATGCTCTGCCAGAAGGCACGTTTGTGGCTGTTAAGTTGGTCGGAGCAAGCGGGCCAGTAAAGTTATCCTGGGCTGATGCTCTTCTACCTATATTTTTTGACATATTTTATCCCCTATTTCCTATTATCTTAAATCTCCAGCTAACAACCATGTTGTAGCTGCAATTTTTGTTGCTGTAACTGATGAATTTGTTGTTCTAAGAATCCGACCTGGTGTGGCTAGAACTGTAATTCCGCTTTCAATAAAGTTTGCACCTGTTCCAGCTGACTGATAGAAGCTTATAGAAGAACCGATTGCATATTTAGCATTTCCTGTAGCTTCAAATGTTATTCCTACTGCTCCTGATAGAGGAATTAAGGAGTCTCTTACTGCAGCGTCAGTGCCAAGTGCATCAAGTGTTGTATTTGATGAAATTGCTGATGCTATTGTAGTTAGAGATGGAACTCCAGCCTTTGTCTGTGTCTTGTCTGTAAATGCTACTCCTGCTGCTGCAACTGTTACTGTTCCAGTAAATGTTGGTGAAGCAATTGGTGCTTTTGCTGCTAAATTAGTTGTAACTGTTGATGCAAAGTTTGCGTCATCACCTAGTGCTGCTGCGAGTTCATCAAGTGTATTGAGTGCTGCTGGAGCACCTGCTAGAAGTGCGTTAACCTGTGATGTTGCATCTGCAATAGCTTCTGATTTAGCTGTAGCAATTGCTGTTGCCTGTGCTGTAGAGACTGGCTTTGAGGCATCTGCTGTATTATCAACATTTCCAAGGCCTACGTGTGCTTTTGTAACACCAGCAACTGTTCCAGTAAATGTTGGTGAAGCAATTGGTGCGTATGTTGATGCTGCTGTTGCAGATGCTAGCTTAGCATCAAGTGCTGCTCCAAGGCCATCAATCTTTGACTGAGCAATTGCTGCGGCTGAATTTACATCTGCATCAACAATTGTTCCGTTTGCAATTTTACCTGTTGTAACTGCTGAATCTGCAATCTTTCCTTCTGTTACAGCAAGTGATCCAATTTTGTCAGCTGTTACAGCAAGTGATGCAATTTTGTCAGATGTTACTGCATCATTGTTAATTTTAGCAGTAGTAATATTTGAATCTGCAATCTTTGCAGTTGTAACTGCATCATCTGCAATCTTTGCAGTTGTTACTGCAAGACTATCAATTTCATTTGTTCCAACAGCTGCATCTGAAATATGTATTTGAGAAATTGCATTATCTGCAATTTTATCAGAAGTTACAGCATCGTCTGCAATCTTAATTGTTGTTACTGATGTATCTCCAAGCTTAGAAGTGACAACTGCTGAATTTGCAATTTTTGCTGTTGTTACTGCAAGATCTGTAATTTTTCCTTCAGTTACTGAAAGATCTATTGGATTTCTTGCATCTTGTAGTCGATAATCTCCTGTGTAAACAAGGTTAGCTGTATCTGAAATACCGTGAATGTTAGTTGTAGTATCTTTGTGTGTTCCTACAGCATTAGCAGTTCTTTGATCTACATAAAATTTATTTGTAGCATCATAATCTGTTGTTGCTGTACCAAGTGCTGTAATCTTGTTTGTATCCATATTAAGGACACCTGACATTGTATCGCCAGACTTTGCTACCTTACCTGAAATTGCTGTTGTTAATGTACCTGAAAGGTCAGCATTATCTGCTAAAGATGTTGCAATTTCTGCTAGTGTATTTAATGCTGCTGGGGCCGCTCCGACTACCACTTCTATTGCATCCTGAACAAATGCTGTTGTTGCAACTTGAGTTGTATCTGTTCCAACTGAAGCTGTTGGTGCTGTTGGTGTTCCAGTTAAAGCTGGTGATGCTAAAGTTTTTGCTGTTAATGTTTGATTAGCATCTAGCGTTACAAGATTTGCTGTATTTGCAATTCCATGTACTGAAGTAGTATCTGCTTCATGAGTTGATACTGCTGAGTCAGCATATGACTTAGTTGCAAGAGCAGATGTATCTGCAATGCCGTGAACTGAAGTAGTAGCGTTATTATGATTTGTAACTGCTGTAGATACTTCTGCATCTAATGCTGCCGCTCCAGGAAGCTGAGCAAGTGGGATTAAGCCAGAACCGTCTAGTGAGGCTACTCCGTTTGCAACTCCCTTTGTGCTCAAGGCAATGTAGTCATCTACTGTGCCTGAAAGGGCGTATTCAAGGCTATTCCACGCTGTGGTGCCATCGCCAAATTTAAATGTGTTAGTATCTGTTTCAATACCAATTTCTCCAGCTGCTAGAACTGGGTTAGCATCGAACCAATCGTCTGCGATACCTCTTCTTAATTGTAATCTTACTGTTGCCATTTTAATACCCCTTATATTTTTTGATTTATACTGCTATTGTATCATTTATTGCTTTAAACTATAACCCCAGAATCAAATACCATAGAAACATCAGAATCTGTTGAAGACGGGGTTCCGCCATCTACAAACTTGCTAGTAGATGAAGGTGTTACTCCGTTTGCCTGGACTGTATATATTGGTTGACCGTTATAATCAATAGATAAGCCAATATCCATGAAACTAATCTGTGAAGATGTGTCTGGAATATCTGATGCCAAGGCCACTGGTACCCAGGTACCATTTAGCTGGATCTGTAGTTTATTTGTTACTGTGTCAAATCTAAGAGGTGTCTCGCCCAAAACGACATTAGACCCAAATGTCGCAGTACCTGCTACATTGAGTCCATTTTTTACTCTAAAGTTTTTATCTGTTGTTGCCATTTAAGTTCACATATCCCCTAATTGTTTTGGTGGGGTTTTGAAAGGACCCCTTACCTTTTATTTAATTATTTAATTAGTGTTCCAGATACTTTAACTGTTGAGTTATTTACTGGAGTAACCCGTATTCTTACGTTTGAACCTGAAACATCTGCTGTAATTGTTCCTCTTGATCCATTAGTTCCAACAATTGCATATTCTGTAATTGCTACGTTATCTGATGAATCTAGTGTTACTAGAATTTCTGATATTTCATTGTGAGTCTCATTATCAATTTTAACAAGGAACTTACCTGAACGGTAATCAGCCTTTGCCCACTCATAAGCTGTTCCAGCGACTGTTGCTGTTCCAGAAGATGAGGCTGCAATTTGCTTCGCCTGGTCGTTAACGTTTAATGCTGTAAAAGATGTTGTACCATTTTGCTGTGCAGTATTAGCTGCCGCTGCGGTGGCCTCTGCGGCTGCTTGAGCAGCATTGGCCTTGGTTGTAGCATCTGCTGCTGCTGTGGCTTCTGCAGCTGCTTGAGCAGCGTTGGCCTTAGTGGTAGCATCTGTAGAAGCTGATGATATTGCCTCTGATTTAGCTGTTGCTACATTTGCTGTAGTAGCCAATAGAGATGTGTCAGCAATTCCATGAACGTTAGTAGTGTCAGAGCTGTGTGTTGAGAGAGCAGATGCTGCGGTGGCCTCTGCGGCTGCTTGAGCAGCATTGGCCTTGGTTGTAGCATCTGAAGCGGCATTTGAAGCTGCTGTTGAAATTGCTGAAGTTACATCAGCTGAATTAGCCTTTGTTCCGAGAGCAGTTGTAATAGTTGTTGTGTAATTAGCATCGTCATTAATTGCTGCTGCTAATTCATTTAATGTATTAAGTAGGTTTGGAGCTCCGTCTACAAGTCCATCTACTGCAGCTGAAATTGCTGTATTGCGATTTGAAACCTCTGTTGATATTGCAGTTGAAAGTGCTGATGCTGCGGTGGCCTCTGCGGCTGCTTGCGCTGCATTTGCCTTGGTTGTAGCATCTGTCGCTGCTGCAGAAATAGCTTCTGACTTAGCGGTTGCTACATTTGATGTAGTAGCTAATAAGGATGTGTCTGCAATTCCGTGTACGTTAGTAGTGTCAGCGTTATGTGTTGAAAGTGCTGATGCTGCAGTTGCTTCTGCAGCTGCCTGAGCGGCATTAGCCTTTGTAGTAGCGTCTGCTGCTGCAGTTGAAACTGAAGCTGCATCTCCTGATACTCTAAGTGCTGCTTCTGCTGCTACCTTAGTGGTTGCGTCAGTTGCTGCTGCTGTAATTGCTGCAGATTGTGCTGCGTTAGCCTTTGATGTGGCATCAGATGCTGCTGTGGCTTCTGCTGCAGATTGTGCTGCTGCTGCTGCGCCTGCTGCATCAAATACGCCAGATTTTACAGATAGTTTTCCAGCGCCGCTTACTTCAAGCTGTGTCGCCTCTACTGATTTTACAAGAGTTGCTCCACCTACAAGGTTGAGAATATAAGCATCTCCGCCTGTCTCTGTAAGTATATTTTGGCCATTGATTGTACCTGTTGTACCCTCAACTACAAGGCCTGATTTAATTCTAAAGTTTTTTACTACTGTTGCCATTTATATGACTCCTCTTGTTGCTTTTTTTATGCTTTAAGCGCTGTTCTTATAAATCTTACTGAGATTGAACCAGAAACAGGGGTGACTCTGAAACTAATTATACCTGAATTTTCTTCAAATGCATAAGTAAATAAGCTTGTGTTTGTGTTTGATATTATGTTTGACTCTGAAACCATAATGTCTGTTCCGTTATGTGAAGCTAGTATTTCTGATGCGTAAACATCTGAGTTTTTTACTACCTGGATGTTATACCTTACGGTTCTCCAGGCACTCTTTGCAAATGAATCTATGCTTGTTGGATTTTCAATACCATAAACTGTAAGATCGTTATTGCCTTCTAGTCCAAGAAGCTCTGCTGCGTTCTCGGAATCAATGGCTGCCAAGTTTGATTCAAGTTGTGTGATTTTATAATCTATTGAATTTGCATCTGTCGATCCATCAATTCCTAGCTTTAACTCTAGGGCTTCAATTGCGTCATTTACATTGCTATGCAATGCTGCATGGCCTGCCATTGAGTCATTTGATTCTGGATTAGATAGATTATCTATAGATGTTGGGTAATTAGTTGCCAATTTGTCCTCCGTCCAACAATGTTAACTGTGTATAATTTGGTTTTACATACGATGATGTTGGAGAACCACCGTCTATGCCAATTATAGCAGGAATTGTTTCTACTACGCTGGCATTATTATTAATATCAGTATTAAAGTTAATAGTTTCCTGAAGGTTAATAGTATGAACATCTCCGTCGTATGTATGTGTGTGCATGTAGAATGGAGCGGGATCTGAAGAGCCTGGAGTTAAGTCAACCCACACTGCACCGTTGTATATCTTAATGTTTTTACTTGTAACATTAAAGTAAACATCTCCAGTTGATCCGATAAGCGGATCTTCTGCAAGTGTAAGAAGATTTAATAAGGACTTAAACTTTTTGGCCATTTTAAAATCCTTATCCTATTACAACTACTCTATATTCTCCAGATGCTGGTGCAACTGCAAATTTAATTGTTGCTGCTGTATCTGATGTATGTTCTACGTCTGCAATAATTTCTGCAAATGGAGAAGCAACTTCATATATAGAAACGACTATATCTTTTGTACCTAAATTATGAGTTACAGTATAAGATGTTGCTGATGTATTAAGAGTTGTCTTATACTTTCTTGTAATTTCATGATAATTTGTTCCATCATTGGTTAATGTCCATTGATCTGAAGTTTCATTCCACAGCAACTCTACGTCTGCTGAAGTTCCACGATTTACCTTTAAACCAGCATCTGCTGATGGTGCTCCAGTTACATTTGTATTGAGAACAACTTTATTATCAACAATATTAACTTCAGTTGTGCTGATTGAGTTAATAGATCCCTGTACATCAAGATTTCCATTTACTGTCAAGTCTCCAGCAACTGTTAAATCATCTGGTAATCCAATTGTTACTGCCGCTGACTCTGATCCTGAACCTGAAACAATAATTTCACCAGGTGTACCAGTAATTGTTGAAATGTAGCTTCCAGTTGTGTCAGTTCCTAATGCAACAGAGTTTGGCTCAATTGTAGTTGATATTGTAACATCACCTAAATTGGTCATTGTTGCTGATCCAGTCACATCTCCTGAGAGTGTGATTACTGGATCTTTATTAAGAGATACTGCCCCTGCTGTAACTGTAAAATCTGTTGAACTAAATGAAGCTACACCTTTATTTGTATAGGTTGCATCTTCAGCTGAAACTGTAATTGTGTTATCTGTTACAGCAACATCAATTCCTTCTCCTCCTGCAACAGTTAATGTATCAGTTAATAAGTTAACTGTGTCTGTTCCAGTGTCACCAGCTATTGAGAGGTTTGTAGCTACATCTGCTTCATTTGCAGCTGTTAAACGACCTTGTCCGTCTACTGTAAATGAAGGAATCTTTGTTGTAGATCCATATGTTCCAGCAACGACTGATGTATCGTTTAGTCTGATTGTATGGCTACCTGCTGGATCATTATAAGTTGCTGTTAAACCAGTTCCAGCAACTACGGTTGACCCAATTACGTCTTGAATAACTTCTGTAGATCCAGATGTGGGGGTCCACTCTGATCCATTGTAGAAGAAAAGAATATTTGTACCAGTGTTGTAGTATATCTGACCTGATACTGGATTTGAAGGCGCAGCGCCTAAGTTTTGAATTCTAGCATTGAGCAACTCATTCTTGTTGAGATCAACGCTAACTAAAAATTTTCTTGCCATTTGCTATCTCCTTATGACAGGTATGCTGTCCCTGAAAATGGTTGAGCCATTGTCAGCGTTATTTGATTAGTACTATTGTAGTCTATTCCAGTTTCCAAAATATCTCCAGCGCTTGATTTAACCGTTACGTTTGGCTGATAGCCTAGTCCGTGAGTTATAACAAGAGAATAAATTCCATTAGATGGTCCTGTAAGCTGAGATAGCTCCCAGGAATAAGCTAACGTGTTATTTGTTAGAAATATCTTATTAGATCCCGACCAAGTAGTGTCAGACACTTTTGGTCCGTGAAAAGCTGCTGATGTTGTATCAAAATAAAAATCCCCAGTAAGACCTAGATTTGCTGCTGGGTCTCCCGTACCATTAAGTATGGTTCTTCCTCTTGGACCTTGGGGTCCAGGAGAAGAAATTACAACTTTATTTATTTGCTCTTTAACAACTACAGATTCAATCACTATATAGTTACCGATCTATTTAGGGTCATAAACCCTTCAAGGAGCTTAATTTTATTACCATTAGAATCTACAACCATTATGTCATATACTGACTTAGGATAAAAAAGTTTATTTGTTTGAGTTGGTGTAAGTGTTACAGTTAATTTTCCAAGGGATCCGTTTATTACAATTCCACCACTTGGAGATGTTAAAGTTACTGCTAGCTTAGAGCCACCCTTTACATCACGTACCTGCATTTTTGCAGATGCGCCAGTTAGATCAATCACATTATCATTTTCGTCTTTATATTCTACTACAAAGCTAAATGTTGCATTTTGATCTACGTCGAAATTTTTTTGTCCTGCCATTTGCCATAGTCTCCTAAATAGGAATACTCCTGTACTAATTTTAGCACAGGAGTATTTCTAATTGACTATTTTTGTTTACTTGTTTGTAAACCCGAATGACTTCTCATTTGGGTTTAATGCCTTCAAAATTACGGGTGCTGTGGCAGCAAATCCGCCCAATAGTAGGTCTCTTGGACTAGTGTTGCCAGTCATGTATAGGGCAATTGCTGCTCCTAAAAAATGACGTCCATAACTTGCTAGTGCTGCTAGAATCTTCTCTTGCATTGTAACCTTTCCATCTCCGTTTAGATCTTCTTTAGCTTTTGCCATTTTTGATCCTCCTTATTTCTAGGCGGGAAGCCCAGGAATTTTGGGTGTTAGCCCAATTATATTATTGTACCACTATGCGCTAATATCTACCAATTCGCAATTACCATCTGAGCTACAGGCTAGAGTTGCTGTTGGTGAAGTTCCGTCCTCTATCTCATAAAATGACAAGTCTTCCCAACGAATACTTTTAGGCATCTTTGCAACAAGAGCATCATATTCTTCTTTTGTAACTTCCTGATAAGGAGCTTGCTTGTAAGTATGCTCCGAATGAGGCAAGAATGATATTCCAGAAACCTCATCAAAGTTTTTATAAACCCAAGCTCCAACCTCCATCCATTCATCTTCTTTTACAGAAACTGTAATTGAAGGCTTGTGTTCGCACCAGGCTCTCTGGTAGACTAACCAAATGTTAAGGTGATCAATAGCTGTTAAATCATTTCTAACAATTGCTCCTTCTGGAGCTTTTACTGGAAATGAAAACACGTATGTATCGTTTGGTTTCATTACGTCATCTTCTACTGGAATTCCGACTTCCTTTAAAAATGTAGAAATTGGATCTCCCTTTGAGCCACGTACTGTACGAATATAATATGGCGAATGCCATGGATGCATTCCTGAAGATACCCCGACCAATTGAGACACTGTTCCAGAAGGCTTTACGCATGTAATAGCTGCAGACTCAGGAATCCCAATTTTCCCAGACTCTTCTTTATTTACTTCTCTTGCACGATCACGCATTGACATTAAAAATGCTTCAAGAGCAATAATATCTTGCTTTCCAGACATAAACTTATGTCCGAACTGTCCTGTTAAAGATACCCCAAGCAGTCTTTCTTCTTCCGTATTATCTTTCCATATTTTACGAAGATACTTGAAGTCTGTTAAGGTTGACTGCCACGTTCCAAGGATTGTAGCGAGCTCAACTTTGCGCTGGATATCTTCCTTTGTATCACTTTCACGTAATACGACTTCTGAAAGATTACAAAACTGATAAGGACGAAGAATAATTTCTGAACATGGGTTCGTTCCATAATGTATTTCAGGGTTTCTACGACCAAATTTAGCTGCTTGCGCCTGCGCTGCCGCAACATTATAGATTCCACGTTCGCCAGATTTTGAGTCATATAAAGACTTCCATTCTGCAATAAATTGTTCCATCTCTGGTTTACGAGAATACGCAACAGAGTTATTTGACAAAGCACGTTGTGGACTTGCTTCCCACCAATTTCCTGCTTTTGCTTGAGCCATTTCAATATCATTAATGTTAGATAAAGAAATCATTGCTGAGCGTCTTACGCCTCCAACAACTACTACTTCACCAATCTTGCACATAATGTCATGGCATTCGATTGGCTTAAGGCTTCTTCCAGCCGCATTCTTAAATTTTGCAATAGTAAAATCAAAAAGATTAACTAATGGCTGTGGACCTGAAGATCTTCCACCCATTGTTTTAAGTCTTGCTCCAGCTGGACGAACTTTAGAAACATCAATTGCTGGAATGTGTCCTGTCCAAAGCAAAGCAAGTAATTCACGATAAGCTTTAGCCCAACCTTGTTTTGAATCTTCAACAACAATTACAGTATCTGATTTTTCAAGTTTTTCTGGCACTGGTGGTAGTTTATTAATGTATTTATATTCAACTGAGAATCCAACACCAGTTCCGCACATAAGTACATACATTGTCTCATCAAATGAACGAGGAGAATCAACTGGTAGAAATGCACAATTATATCCAGCAACATTATCTCTTTCAAGTGCGGCTCCAGAGGTCATAACAGATCTCATGGAGGGCATTACATTTCGTTCAAATACGAACTCTTTTAATTCCGCAACTAGCTTTTCATTTGGAATATAATTGTGATTTGTTTTTAAGTGATTAGTCATAAAAGAAAAATATCGATCTACTGTTTCTCCCCATGTTTCTCTACGACCTTCTGCCTCTACCCATTTTGCATATCTAGATAGAGCAATAAAATTTTCATAAGGATTTTCAATAGTCTGCGACATTTATTATACGACCTTTTCTCCGCCTTGCGGTGCTATTTTTGAATGAAGTCCTAGTGTATCAAACTTTTATTTAGCGGTCTAGGGGTTAAAAATATTTTTATATATATCAATATATGAGATGCAATTTCAGTCAACTGACTTGACATATATACCAATGCAATGCTATTCTTAGAGTTCGTTATCTCTATAGGAGGAAATGCCAATGGAGAATATAAAAACGCAGTTTAGCGATTTGGTTCGTGACTGGACAATAATAGCAGTGGTAACACTGTTTTTGTTTTCTGGAACTCAACCAGCAATTGCTGTAACTGCAGTAAAACCTTTAGTGAAAACTGAAGCCCAATTAAAGCAAGAAGTCTTAGATAGTTTTAGTAAAGAGATTTACAAGCCATCTGAGATGCTTACAGACGAAGAGCTAGTTAAACTACTTGAGACTGTAGGATTCGAAGGACTAGGCCTTAAAAAAGCCTGGTCAATAGCAAAGCGTGAATCTAATGGAAGACCGCTTGCATATAACGGGAATAGGAATACAGGAGATAATTCTTACGGATTATTTCAAATAAATATGATTGGAAATCTTGGTCCTGAAAGACTTGAGAAATTTAATCTGCAGAGTAACAAGGAGTTATTCGACCCAGTAACAAACGCAGAGATAACGTACTATATGACCGATGGCGGTAGTGATTGGTCAGCTTGGAAGGGTATGACCCCAAGAGCAAAGGAATTTTACTTAAAATTTCCAAACAACTAGAGGAGGAAGTATGAAGATACAGTATGTGTCTAAGTACATCTCCTTATCAGAAGAGGGCCTTGTTCCAAGGATATATTGTCCAACGGATCAGGGCTCTCTTCTATGTAACACAGATCAAGATGATCAAATATTTCTATATTGCTTGTCATGCAATTATAAAAAATATATAGGATTGCAGTTTTACGATAACATAAAGGGGTTAGTAGACAATGCCATACGATAAAGATTTACTTAGAGCTGTTGGAATGGGAATTCCATGCATGCACATGCCATCTCTTCCTATGGCTCTAAAAGCCATTAAAGAGTTTAAGCAATACATTGATTCAGCTATTGAAACAGAAAAAACTTTACTTGATTTATCCCAAGATTTGGAAAGGATGATTAGTGAACGAGAGCAGTAATCTAGAAGACAATCTTCCAATGGTAAACTACATAATGCTTCATAGAATATATGACATGATGACATTAATGGCTAAAGCAACTGCTGGTCCTGAAGATGTCGCAAAAATGGTCAAGTATCACGAAGATGGATTCCTGCTTGGGCCAGCTCCTGCATTTAGAGGAAATGATGATGTATAATTATATTTATGAGCCCAAGACATTTTTCCAAAATGATGCAAAGTCCTTACTTTCAAACTGATCATTACAAGAATGAGACTTATGCTGGAAAGCTTGAGCAAAAAATTCAATTAAAATTTTACAATGCTATTTATATAATAAAGAAAAAAATACTTTTCAGAAACCGTTGACTTAAACACAATACTATCTTATAATAATATACGTAAGTTGAGCTTTTAGTTCCTTACGTGCACGAAGGTGCAGAATAGGCTCCATACAAATCCGCCTTTGTATGGGGCCTATTTACCTAATAGCCATCCAGTTATAGTATATCTGTTTCCTTCAATTACATCAAAAACCTCATGAAGAACTCGTCCAGAATGTATAACTATGTCTCCTGGTTCTGGTATATGGGTATACTCTAGCTCTGGGTAGTTTATTTCACCACCCTTAAAGTCACTTAAATAAATTGTGTAGGCACATTGAATTGTAAATTCTTGTTTAGTCTCCACATCAAGATTATGATCCCCATCTCTATTATCTCTATGAGACTTCATGTTATGTCCAGGCTTAAGTCTGACAACTTTATACTCTGGAAGAAAAACATAATCTGGTGAAAAAAGAGATTTGAGCTTTGCATTAATATTTGTTACTGAAGGAATAAGAACTGGAGGGCTAACCTTGTCGCTCCACCATTCCGCAATAGGCTTTTCAGAGGAAGCTTCGTTTTTATAAAATAATGTTCCTTGATGCCTAGCCCATCCATCTAGCCAGTCTTTTTCCTCAAAGGAATCTACGTGGTGCATTATCTCCTTGCAGTCTTCTGGAGAAACAAAGCCCTTGCCTATCCACACTCCTTCTTCTTTTACCTTAACTATATTTGGATCATCATAGAACATAATTTACTCCTCATTTAAGTGCGAAAAAAGTGCGGCGGAAAATAGAGAGCACCCCATATTTCCTTTGACCTTATACATCTCGTCGGATGTAAGATCATATAACATATTCATAATTATACTACAGTCATCATGCTTCCACAATAAATCACATATGCCACCATTTGCAGAAGCATTCAGACAAAGGCCTAGCTTGCCCTGTAAATACTTTTTAAGTATCTCCTGGGCTTCTGGGCCAAGAAGATGAAGTTCGTGTCTTATATTAGCCAAGGAGAGCTTTTCCAGATTCTATGCAATTTGAGCAATATGAATACTTCTTCCAGGATGAGTCGAATTTAGTAGTATATGAGTACTCTCCACAGAATGAGCATACATTATCTAGTTGACTAAAAATACTATGATTATTATAGATTTCATTGTCTATATCAAACATCTGTCTTATCTCGATCTTATCTTCTTCAGTTAGACTGTTATATAGATTAGTTGATGCCATATTGTGGTAAGTTAAGGTATCTTTCTGGATTTCCCCCGCCAATTCTATGTTTAAATCATCACATAGTTTTTTGACTATGCTTTCTGGATTTTTAAGAGATACTTGTCTTACAAGAAGATTGATTCTATTTAATCTTTCATATAATAACTCTTTGTCGACATTATTATCTTTAGAATATTTTTTAATTATTATATTTAGGATATTGTTATATTCTTCTGAAGTATGTAGTATTTCTTTGCTTTGTAAATTATGAGTCCATTTGTTATATCTTATCCACTCAAACATATACTTCTTGTCTAGTTCAATATTTACTATATTATCTTTTATAGAATCTGTATGCTTGCCGTTTTCATTTGATGGATGAAGCAATCCAGCTCTAGTAGATATCATATGTGCATAAACACTGCATATGTACTCTACTGGATCTCTTAGTATTGAAAAGACATATGTGTTATCGTCTATTTCTTTCTTCCAGCCTTCATGTCTATCTTTAATTGGAAGTTTTTCTACTTTGTCTTCGAGCTGCTTTAAAATGTATTCTTTAAAGTATCTTCCGCCAGTTTTTCTTATATGTAAAAAATAAAAGTTCTTAAATTCGTTTGTCATTTATTTAATCCCCATCTCTTTATCAATTATACTATATATTCTAGTTGACTGAAATATCAAGATCTCATAAATGTTAATAAAATTTTTTTCAGCTATTGCCTATTGCCTATATATATTATATTCTTTATATTGATTACTTGGGAATTAGATTTTTTAGCAAACCCCCCCTACCCCCCAAATTTTAACTTTTTGGAAAGATAGGAGAGAGTCTGAAATCAAATCCCAAGTACTACTTGGTGTATTGAGTTCCTTAGTGTAACCCCCCGAAACCTTCCTAAGTATAACATTAGGAAAATTCATGAGTCAATAGGTTTAGTGGTTTTTATTTAAACCTTCAAGGAAATCTGCTCTTTGTTTCTTATTAAAAGCTTCCCGCTCTTCTTCAGTTTTTAAGCTTCCAGTAATATAATCTGGAAAATCGTCATACGATAAATTCATAAATATTAAAGAACCTCTATCTGATAAAGGAGTAGTCTCATGTAAGACAAATCCTCTCATGTATAGAACATCTCCAGCTTCCAGTACGATTCTGTACTCCTGCTTATCTTCTGGATCAATTAGTAGCCATTCTACGCTTCCATAGCAAGCTAAATGGACTACATCAGATTGATCACAATGTAGGCTTGCATGTACTTTGCCAACTGAGTAATGATTTGTTTGCATTAAGCTATTGTAGGCTTTAGTAGGATTTCCGTAGATCTTAATTAGTGCTCTTTGAATACTGTTCCATTCTTCAAAGTAGCCTAAGTTTTCTTCTGAGATACCGACTCTTGATTGCTGAGTGCCAAGCTGTTTTTTAAATTCATTAAAAACTTCTTCAGTAGGAGGATTTTGAACTCCCCCCTTTAATATTGCAAAAGGCAAATTTTCTAACTTAGCTTCTAAAACCAGCTTAGTTATGTTTTGTGGAGTTGATAAATTGGTGTCTCTAAATTTTTCATTCATGTATAAATTATACCATCATATTTTTTAGTCGACTGCAATATCAAGATCTATAAAATGTTAATAGAAATTTTACATGTATGATACACAATCTGGGCAAATCGGACATTTCGGATAGTGCGCCCATGTTTTGGGGTGTTTTGTGACCTATCTCACACGATTTTTTTGTGACTTACCTCACAATGTCCGAATTATACACATTTTAGAGTTGCAATTTGTCAGACCCCCGTGTTATGCTTAAGGTATAAAGAAAAACAAATTAAAGAAAGGTGGTCTAAAATGACTACACTAGATAAAAATACAATTAAACACTCAAAGTTTGGTCACCTTGACCTCGAACAGCGTATCCGACTAGGTGCGGAAATGGTCGCTAATGGCGAACTAGTTTCTTTCCGTGGTGCTAGTGCCGATACCTATAACAAGGTTATGGCTCTCGCTAATCGTATCAAGCAAGAGCGTGAGTTTCCTCAATGCCCTTGCGGAGAGTGTGACTAGTATCACACGACACACCCCCACGACATCCCCAAAATGTCAGACCCCTATGCTACACTTACAACATAACAACAACGAAAGGTCAGAATAAATGACACTAGATGAATACAAGCAAATGGTAGAGGCTCAACGCCTTGCCTCCCTCGCAATCGCCCTAGAGGCACTTACCAAATCAGAGGCTATCGCTAAGGAGATGAATAAATAATGTCATACGCATACTCATACGAAACTAATAGCGTGTCTAAGTGGGATACTATCCAACAAGATGTCGCAGACGCATACACATACCTAGATGAGTCAGATGAGCAACCACCTGCTGATGACTTTGATGATTTTGATGACTCAGATGATGAGGCACTAGCAAAACTATTCGCACTAACATGGGAGAACTAATAATGACTATCACTTACTCAATTTGGCAAGGCTCTAAACTAATCTCAATCGACAATGTAGCGCATGAGATTAAAGCAATCGACCACTTAATACAATCGCTCAATGATAGCGAATTAGGCAAGGGTAAAAAGTTTACCGCTAATGTAATGGACATAAAGGTGACCGCATGAATAGACTACTAACAACACTAGTGCAACTATCTATCGCTATCCCCGCCCTATACATGGCGAGGATCGTCTATCATGACTTCGTAGCGGAGATGCGTGAGATGTGGCAAGAATCACACTAGCCTAACGGCGTGTCGGCTTGACAAAGTCAAGCTGGCCCGCAAGTACTTGCGGGCTTGTCAAGTTTGATTACGGCGTGTCGCAAAATTCCCCGAAAGTTTGACTAGTCAGTGTGATGCACCTCACATGTGACCTACAACACAATGTCCCTAATGTCCGATTTATACCCCTCAATATGTCAGACCCCCCTGCTATACTAGCGACATACAAACAAAAAGAAAGGTGGTCAATATGACTACACTAACAATAACTAAGTGTGCAGAGCACACACCTAATAAGTCCGCTATCTCTGAGGTAAACGATACACAGTTTACTTTCTGCGTAGATTGTGAAAATAACATTGAGCGTTGGTATGACGATACCGACCCAGAGCGTCTGCCTATGTGGACAGATTGGAAAGTGTCTAACTAATGAAAACTAATTTTGAATTAGCGCAAGAGATAAACACTCTTGCAAAAAAGCACTATGGAGATAGTGACCTTGCATTTGCGTGGGGTTGTGCACAAGCACTACTAACCGCTAAACAATTAGAGTTAATTCTAGGAATACTAAAAGAAAAGGAGAATAACTAAATGGCTATTTTTAATTTTGAGTTATTCGTTGATGTAGAGGCAGATGATTTTGAGTCTGCACTATCATGGCTAAAGGCTATGCCACTAGAAAAACAATTAGACTTTCATGTAATTGATTACCGAGAGATTGAGGGATAAGTAAATGGAGAAAACACAATTCGAAAAAGATTTAGAAATCAAGGAAAGTTTTATTGATTTACTAAATGATTGTTACCCTAATGTAAAAATTGGTTATTCAACTTTTACACCCGCCGAAATTCTAGAATGTTGCGACCCAGTAGCATTTGCGATTGGCTTAGTAGAACATGAAGATTATTTAGCAGAAATGGAAAACGAATGAGCGACTTATTTGGATTTGAAAAAGCAATTCAGCTCGATCATCTTAGCGATGAACAAATAAATCAATTAGAGGAAATTCTAAAAGATTTTCAATAGGTAACGGCGTGTCGGCTTGACAAAGTCAAGCTGGCCCGCAAAAGAGCGGGGTCGGGCGTGTCGTTATGAACATGTTATAAATTCCCTGGAATTTTACGGCGTGTCGATTTGACAGACAAATCGGACATTTGTGTGTGATGTTTATCACATAGCCCGTGTGATGCTTATCACATTGCCCACGCTCCACATAGTGAGACAAATACCCCTAGGATTGGAAAATGTCGGTGCGTTCGTGTATAATGTCTACTATAACAACAACGAAAGAAGGCAACAAATGTCAGCAAATGTCTACTCAGTAGAAAGTCTGCTAATTGGCAAGACTTACAATTCCCGTTCCGTAACTGGCGAAATAATTGACGCAGAAAAAACCGATAAGGTTTGGTATGCGGATTGCGATACTTATAAAGTGCAGGTTCGTCCTCATTACTCAGCACCGCTAAATCTCAAAGATACTTATCGTTATCTAGCGGTAAAAACTTCATAAATAAATAATCGAAACATAGGCAGTTTAGAGAGTGTTCTCGCCTAATGTCGTAAGTAAGAACTCTCACCAATTTTTTTAACGAAAGGAAAACTAATGATAAAAGAATACATTGATGAAAATGAATTTTATTTTATTAAAGATGAAATGAGATTTTGTTGTGACGAGTCACAATTTAAGTATGTATGCAAGGCTCATGGTGAGTCTATGGGTTGCTATTTTTGTGAATTTAACCCTTATGAGAAATGCGAGTGTGAATAATAATGGGATACATTGAAATTTTTAGAATGGATCAAAATGGGGCAGGTTGGGTAGACTTATCCGAAGCCACTCCAGATGAGATGTTTAACATTGAATTAGGCTTACTTAATGAGGGAGCCTTATTCAGTACCCCCGAATCTGACTAATTTGTCAGACCCCTCTGCTACAATACTCTAAACAACTACGAAAGGGAAAACCTATGTATCAAATAACTGTCGCCTATGACGGCAAGCCTATCCACTTCAATAAGAACTATGCAGACGCTTTAGAAGCGTTCACCGCATTTCTTTCATTTGTTGATTGGGGCTGGGCTAACGAATACTCAACTGTAAATCTTATGACGCCAACTGGCAAAATGTATACCAAAAATTTCTATCGTACAGGATTGGTCGTATCAAAATGATGACTCGTAAAGATTATGTCGCAACCGCAGAAATTCTAAAGTATGCAAGCAACAAAACGCACCCCGCTTTATTTTCTAAAATGGTAAATGATTTTGCAGAAATGTTTGCAAAAGATAATCCGCGTTTTGATGTTGTAAAATTTCACGAAGCAAGCAACTACACAACTGTATTTGGAAAGGTAGAAAAATGATTTTGCAAATGTCAGCAATTTATTGCGAGGAATGTAATGACTCTGCTTTTATTGTAGAGCATGAGGACATGATAGAAATTTCTGCGTGTGAATGTTCACAAGAATTACAAGAGATAGCGGAGTGGATAAATGAGCCTTAAAGAAAAAGTAAAACGCATTCAGGAATTGCGTCGCAGTAATGCGGCGCAACCTATTCGCAATAAAAAAAAATACACACGCAAGCGCAAGCATAAAAATTCAAAGTATTGAATATTTATGCAGCCCGCAATACTGCGGGGTTATCCACAGGGTTACGGGGCTTATCCACAACCCCTGGAATTTTGTGATTAATCTCACAAAAGCTGCGACACGCCGAGGATGGATTAGGAAATGTCAGTGCCATCCGCTATAATACTCTTATACCAACAACGAAAGGCAAAAAATGACAACAATCGAACATGTACTACGATTCGTAACTGAAGTAGATGAAACTAATCCAACAGGTGCTCGCTTACTAATGCTAGACAAGGCAGACCAAATTGCTATGCTAGAAGGAATGCTAAAAGAACTTATTGCGCCAAAACTACAACCTGCACTAGATGAAATTAATGCAGGTGGCTCATGGGCAATTCTAAAGGTGGCTAACTAATGGGATACACAACAGCATTAGCATTAGAAGAAGAATTGTCTTTAGAGGCAGGACTCGCCTATCACTTACAGGGTAATCATTACCCACCCGTTCCCGTCTCAATGGTGCAACCTTGCATCGAGGCTATTGATGCATTCTATGATGAGGAGTATAGTCGAGAGATTAATCTACCTGAAGGTATCTCTTGGCGTGGGCAAACTTCATGCCCCGCGTCTGCAATCGTAGATGCTCACCACTTAGAGGCTTGGCTTCCACAATACGAGGACTAGGGATCAAAAACCAGGCGTGTGAGATTAATCACACGCTTGGTATCTCAAATAATAAGACAGGGCTTGATAAATGTCAGACCCCAATGCTACAATACTAACCTAACAAAGAAAAGAGGCAAAAATGACAATCAACGACAAGTTGTATCAGGTTGGAGATTTATTCACAACCTTAAAGTCAAAAAAGACAGGTGTGATTAAAGAAATCCACCCACAAACATCTGGCTCGGTGCGTGTGCTATTGGAAATGCCCAACAAGGAAACTCGTTGGACTTCCGTATCTGCTCAAACACTACTAGGCGTATAATCTAAAGGCAGGGGGGTTGTCAGACCCCCCTGCTATAATACTCATAACACAAACCAACCAACGAAAGGTAACACAATGTCAAGAGCAATCACAGTAAAGGTGGCAACACCAAAGGTAATCAAGGCTTTGGAAACAAAGTTAGCAACAATCAAGAAAGAGTATGCTGAGCAAGGTGCAAACGAAGCAAAGTATGAGAAGGCTCGCAAGGCTTGGCAGAAAGAGATTTCTGACTATGCTATTGCCAACATCAAGAAGGCAGAAAACTTCCGAACATCTTATCGTTCTTGGAACAACACACTCAACATTGACTATGATTTGACAGTATCCGAAAAGGATTTGCCAAAAGAGCCTGAGCGTGATTTTACAGTTATGCACCAGCACTCATACAATGAAATTGTAGAGGACATTACAAATGCTCTCACAATTCTAAAGATGACAGATGAGGAAACAGTAAATGCTTCTACAATGAAGCAAATTGCTCGTTATCTCTAAATAATTTGGGGGGCAGAACTAAAGTCCTGAACCCAAACGACCTGAGTAAGTCGCCAAACTGCTCTCCTTTCGGGGACAACTACTAACAAAGGCAACAAAATGAAAAATCGTTTTCGTGTAGAAATCTATGACGCAAACAAAATGAATGATGTAACAATTTATTCAGAGCAAGGTGTAGACAAAGAATATTTAACTGAGTTGGCTTTTTCAAACCGAAGTAATTTCTTTGGTGATGTACGTGCTTATGTATACGATACATTAAAGAAGACAAAGACAACTGCTCTTTATCTCCCGTCCGAAGTTATTAACTTCAATCGAAAGAATCAATTGACTAGGGATGAGCTGGGTCTGTAAAGATCCAGCACCAGGCGCACATGTGCCTGGCCCGCAAAGCTAAGGGGTTATCCACAGGGTTACGACTGCCTGTGGATATCCCTGGAATTTTGTGATATTTGTCACATGGATCAATTCGGACATATTGTAACTATCTATTGATAATGTCAGTGGCACCTGTTATACTTACAACTAATCAAACGAAAGGTAATAAATATATGGCTCACAATCTCGAAACCGAAAACGGCGAAGTTGCATTTGCATTGCGTGGCGCTCCTGCGTGGCACAATCTTGCAAATCGTATTTTCACAAAGGATGAGGAAGTTACAACTAGCCTAATGCTTGAAGAAGCAAAGTTGGCAAATTGGAATGTTCGCCTCTCTCCACTAACCGACCACATCTCAGAATCTTGGAATGATGTATCTAATGCATCTCTCGTGATTCGTGATAACCCATTCAATGGAGGAACTGATGTTCTTGCAACTGTTGGTAAGCGTTACAAGCCAGTGCAGAATGAAGAACTATTTGCATTCGCTGATGCAATTCACGATGCCAATGCTGACTGCCGTTGGGAATCTGCTGGTTCTCTTAAGAAGGGCAAAGTTGTATTCGGCACTGTTGATATTCCTCGCACAATGGTTCTTGACCCACAAGGCGCTAATGATGCGACAAAGTTATATCTAATCGTATGGACATCACACGATGGTTCTGTTGCCGTTCAAGCAGCGGTTACCCCTGTTCGTGTTGTGTGCCAAAATACATTGAATCTTGCAATGCGTAATGCAAAGCAGTCTTTCAAGATTCGCCACACGCAATCTGTTGAAGGTCGCATTCAAGTTGCTCGTGAAACTCTTGGGCTTGCTCTTGGGTATTTCGATGAATTTGAGAAAGAAGCACAAGCGATGTTTAATCAAGCAATCACTGATGCAGAATTCTCAAAGTTGATTCAGACAATCTATCCAAAGCCTGACAAGGATGCGGCTAAGGTTGCGCTAACTAAGTGGGAAAATAAGGTTGTCTTGCTTGATGAACTTTATCATAACTCACCAACGAATGCTAATATCAAGGGAACAAAGTGGGGTGCATTTAATGCACTTACTGAGCGCCTTGACTACTATCGTTCAGGTCGCGGAAATTCAGAAACACTTATGGCTGGTGCATCTGGTTTTGACCCACTCTTAACCGCAGAAAAAAATAAAATTAAGAAATTAATTTCTGCGTTTTAATAAAATAATCCTGAGCATGATTTAAAACTGCTCACCACTAGGTCCGTTAGCTCAGTTGGTTAGAGCGCTACCCTGTCACGGTAGAGGTCACGAGTTCAAGTCTCGTACGGATCGCCAGGCGCCCGCAATGCTAAGGGGCGCAAAAGTGTGTTACGACTCACAAAGATTTTCCCTGGAATTTATTGTAAATGTCAGTGGGGTAGTGTACAATACTCTATATACAACAACGAAAGGTATAAAATGTCATCACGAACTAAAGGCTACATGGGAACACTAGTAGACGGCAAGAAGCTTGCAACAATTGCAAATGGTATATATAACTTACAATACAGTTCAGACTTTTCTGAATGCACAGTAGACAATCTGCTATTTATTGAACTTGAAGAAAAGAATGTATTTGGGGATCCTAAGTATGCTCTTGTATGTTCTGAAGGTGTTGGCTGGGAGCAGGACACATATGGTTGCCTAGAGGTTCCTACCAACATTGGGCAGATGGGACTATGGAATGGTCGTGTGTTTATTTCAGTAGATACTGTTAAGTCTTGCTTAACTGATCAGACCGAGGATATATCAGATTACATTAGAGTCTTTGGCTCCCGCCTTGATTCTAACTGTTCCCTATGGCAATCCAAAATGTCAGTGGGGGCTGGTACACTAGCGATATGACCAACGAACTCATATCAAGTAAATATACATTTGTCTGTGACCCAGATGAATGCGATTCTTTAATTGAACTTACATCATCTGATGGATTTGGATTTCCTTCAGGTGTGACACAACTCACATGTCCATGTGGCCGTAAGACCACCTTATTGTCAGTGGAGCATGCTACAATTACACCTTCAAACCAAACGAAAGAGGAAAAAATGGAAGATACAATAATCGGTTCAGATGCATTCCACTCACCTGCAGTAGAATACAATCCTGATTTACTAGTTACATATAAAGTAATTAAAGGTTACTCCGACCCTGAGTTCACCACATCTAAGGTTACCAGCCTTGAGTGGGACCTACACAATGCTCGTCAAGCACAAAAGCAAAATGGAGTTCTTCAATCTAAGATTAATACTGCCAAGGATATTATTGCTGAGGCATATCCTGATTCGGGTGACCAAGACACACTTCGTTCAATTGCTGAAGCGCTTGGTATCGAACTTACTCGAACAGTTGAATGGACTGCAACTATCGAAGTTAGCGGAACCATTGAATTAGATTTGCTTGAGGACTACGACATCGAAGATGAGATTACAGATAATCTTTATGTTGATTCACAATCAGGTCGCATTGAAATTGGTGACCAAGAAGTATGTCATGTTAGGGAGTGCTAATGTACTTTGAACTTACCGCTCCTGATAGGCTCTCTCTTGAGAGGGCCTATTGGGATGCACAAATCACAGGGCTTGACCCTGAATTTATTCCACCGTTGACATTCAACATCGGAACTGGTAGTATTGAGAAAGTAAGTCGCATTCGTGACAAGTACAATCTAACTGAAAGTTACTGGTCAGAAAAAGAAGCGACAGGATATTAGGAGAGAACATGTCAGATTATAAAGATGGTTGGGACGACGGGTATAAGTTTGCTCGTGAAGAAATCATGGAGAAGTTGTCAGAGATTGATATCAATGACATTGACTCATGGATTCTTGACCGTCTTTCCGAAATGATTGAAGGAGGATCGCTGTGAATGAATGGATCGGTTGCGATAAATGTAATTCAGTAGTACCTGCAATGTATTTAGTTAAGATGGTCAGCGGCGAGCTTGCTTTCTGTGGTCATCATTTTAACAAGTTTAAGCCAGGCCTTGACAAGGTCTCGTATGAAGTGATAGAATTGAATAAGGCGGAAGTAGTACCTCAACTAGAAACGGCGGAATAAAATGGGCGACAGAGCAAACTTTGGATTTAAAGATTCCAAGGGCGACACACTATATCTATATGGACACTGGGCGGGCTATGACATGCTAGCAAAACTAGCCAATGCTGTAAGCGCTGCAGAATCAAGGTGGCAGGACCCTTCATATGCAACACGTATTACTATCTCTAATCTAATTGGAGATGAGTGGGCCCAAACAACTGGATGGGGCCTTAGCATTAATCACATCCTAGACAACGAGCACAAGATTCCTGTAATCAATTGGGCCACACAAACGTTTACACTGTATGAAGAGGACCTCCAAACAGTTGTATTTACTTTATCATTAGCCGCATTTGTCGATAAATATAGTAGGCTAGTTATGGTATAATTAAACCAGGACCTATGGTCTTGTTTTTAATGAAGAATGAAATGGTGCATCTATTAGTCTACGGGCCAGGTGCTAAGTAAAGCGGTTTATTTCTTTCGTTGGAAATCTAGCAGCCATATTCATACCCCCTAGTCAGCTTCAACTCTGATCCTAGGGGGATTCTTTTGCCCGCAAAGACTTGAGGGTAGCATATTTGTTTTACGACTGTCAATTATATTCCCTGGAATTTGCTGTGATGTTGACCACAATTATCAAAAATGTGGTGTGACTCACACCCATTTGCTATTCCATTTGTCAGTGGTCTAGTCTATAATAAGAACATATCAACGAAAGGATATTCATATGCCAAATTGGGTGTATAACACATTAACAATCCAAGGTCCGAAGGACCAAGTAGATTCAATTAAAGATAGATTGAATGCTCCATTTACTCTAGCACAAGAGACATTCGGTATGGGTGATATTTCTTCTATGGGATTTCCTACTAAGATTGAACAGGTAACTTATTCTAATCCCGTTTTTTCTTTCTTCAACATTCATTCATATAAAGATGACGGAATTACTGATGAGGAATATGCCTGCCAGCCAACACGTTCAGGTGCAGATACAAAAGACCCTAATTGGTTTGCACAAGAAATTGCTCACGCTAAAACTCAGAAGGATTGGTATTCTTGGAATAACACCAACTGGGGAACTAAATGGGATGTAGCCGTCCGTGACGGAGATGAATATCCAAATACAGAATTACTTGAATATAAATCAGATGGCGATGACAACTGGGTTGTATATAAGTATGAGACTGCATGGTCACCTGCTGTAACTATTCTAACTAAACTATCATTACTTGTTCCTAACTGTGTTCTAACTTTAGAATATGAGGAGGAAACAGGCTGGGGTGGGGAGTATGAGATTGTTCGTGGTGATGTAAAAGAATTGGTTGAATGGGAGAATCGTTGCTATGCATGCCAATCTTATGACACATTATCTTATTGCGAAGATGACTGCGGTGAATTCTGCTCAGAATGTAGCCGAGGTTCTTGGCAAGACGAAGAGGCTATGAAAAAATGTCAGACCCACATGGTATTATTGGAATCTACAGAAAAGGTAAAAGCATGACAAAAACAGAAGTATTTAATGAAGTAATTAATACAATATATCAGGACAACTTTGGCCATGTAGATTTTATGGATAATATGGGTGGAGATTGTGATTGCAATATACATAATGTACTAAACTATTTACATGAATACGAGGTAGATTAATGCTAGGTTATACAATGGATGACTTGAATGATATGAGGGCTGTTGTTACTAAGGCTCTATATGACTCTAAGGGACTGCCGACTGAAAAGTCATTAGAAAAGACAGCAGACTTTTTAGATGGATTATGGTCGGAGGGTTACTTTGACTAGATCATCTCAATTCTTAGAATATATGAAGTTACATCTAATTAGCTTAGAGCAAGATTCAGAACGGGTTCAAGAAGAGATGTCTCAGTTTGAATATAACATGGATTCAAAGGACTATCAGTCATTAGAGATTGAAGACATATCTTTAAATGGACAGATTATAGCAACCAGTCATTTATTGTCAGTGGCAACTGATATAATGAACTCTACTAACGAAAGGTATGAATAATGCAATTTTATCCAGAAGTAGAGAAGGACCCTGTGCTCCCTCCCCACTTGCAACGTTTAGTTAATGCAGGTGTTAGTGGATTAGATATAATGCACGGTGAACTAAAGAATCTAATGTTAATTGCTGAGCAAGACCTAGCAAGCGCATTAGAGCAAGAGGAGTTGTCTGAAGAGGCAATGGATTCTATGGTCCGAACAGAATGTGAAGGGCGCTTAGATATGCTGGTAGAACTGTATCAACTAACATATGATTTATCATTTGCGATAGGAGCACGTAATGAAGTCTGAAGATAAAGATAAACTAAACGAATGTTTAAAGATTCTTGACACCACCGACCTCGGCTTATCTATGGTATGGCTATGGACGTGGTCGACCATTAATAACATCCTAGAGGATGAGACCTACAAGGCCAAGGTAACCCAAGACCAGATGTGGGAACACCTGTGCGAGGCTGTAGAGGCTGGACACGGGTTCTCCCTGGAATATGGTGCGGAACAACATCAAGACGATGTGCTTGAATGGATGACTAATCGTGACTACATTGTAGATACAATGTTTGAAGATGATGAGGAGGACGAAGATGAAGATGAGTGATGAGTACATTAACGATCAATTAAATAAAGCCCAAAAGCTTTTGTGGGGTGGGTCAGAAACAGAAAACATCGAGGCCCATAACATCATTGCTAAATTAATTAAAGATAGAGTAGAACAGGTAGGGCTATGAGTAATCAATACAAAGTCTATGGCGATGTAGTACAGGAGTATTATATTGTTATCACCGCCAAGAATCGTGATGAGGCTTGGTATGCTGCGGAGGCAACTCCGAAATCAGAATGGAAGAAACTTCCTGCTCGCAACAAGGGAAACCTTATCGAGCCCTATAACATCGAAGAACTAGAACTTACAACTAAATAAAGATAGCATGGGCCGTTATGGACAATTCGGACATAACGGTCATTATGCTAAGGGACACGGGCAAAAATATTGCTTTACGACCCTATTTACAAATCCCCGAAATTCGGATATAATATATATAACAACTCGATCTAGAAAGGATCAAATCAAATGACAACATCAACAACAACTCGTGAATACCTCAAGGCCCAGGGAATCTCAGTAGGCAAGCGCGGTCGCTTCTCAGCTGCAGCTCTAGGCGTGATCTCAAAGGCGGAAAAGGAAGGCGTAGTCTTCACAGATAAGAAGACAGCTAAGTAATAACCAACTGTGGGGACCTGCCTCTGCGGAGGCGGGTCCCCCTTCATTTACAAATGTCAGTGGTCAATGGTATAATCAAAACGAAAGGCGGAACTCATGGCTAAAGCAGACGAATTCAAAGCGGCAGAAAAACTAACATCATATCTAAATAATGCTAACTTCTCACCAGCAGTAATGGCTAATGTACTTACAACTGAACATACCTTATACACCCAAGACAGGCTAATGGAACTGGTTAAGTATATTATCCAATACAATGCTCTTAGATTAAAGTCAGAATGGGACAAGGGCTACACATCTGAGGGGCTAATGCTAGCAGATGCTCTCAATGATATGATTGAGGCAAAATATGGGGCGGTGGATAGAGACCTCACAATAGACTCTATGAAAGAAACAAGAGTAAGAGAACCTAAATACGTAATGGACTTAGATTCATTCTAATATAGAATACCTGGTAGGACATATAGCTTTAATTAGTTATATGTCCTATTTTTTTTATGCCCATCTTATGGGCCAAATTTTCTCTTTACGACGCATATAAAAATACCCTGGAATTTGTAGCAAATAGATCAAAATCTGTCAATATCTGCATAGAATATAACAAAATGTTATATATATTATGCAGAATTAGACATAATTTTTTGGCATAAATATGGGCCAAAATTGCTCTTTACGAACAAATTAAATAAATCGTGGAATTTTTTATATGAAACCTATTGACAAATATAGGCCAATATGCTGCTATATGGGGCCATTGACATTACGAACATCAAATGGTAGCGTTCTATTACATGGGTATATTTAACTATATATAATGATAGTATTTGGATATAAATTGATAGTATGATTCTCCACTTTACTCCACAATACTCCACTATATAAGCCTCTAGGAGGCTCATAGAAGGGAGATTAAATGGAGGGGGATATAGTAGGTAGAGACCAAATGGCTCTAATTTCTAGAGCTTATTCCTTGGTCTATATTGTGCTTATTAGGAAGATAATCCTTTAAATGAATGACATGCACATACGCCTACTACTTGATAGTTTCTATCTACTTCGGCTAGATCATTATATGTAGCTATAGCTTGGCAGTAATGGCATTTCTCTGTCTTTTGGTCTTCCGCCCATTCTACATATGCCTCAAAATTATCTAATATACCCATATTACTTATTCCTTGGGATTAGGTTCTGTGGTCCTTCTGTGCCAAATAAGGACTTCTTAATAGGTACGCAATTAGGCACCTGTTTTCCACCTTTATCCTTCATGCCTACTTGCTTATAACCAGTCCAGCATGCCTTTTGGATATTGTCCCATTTGTCTTCATCTTCATTATCTGATAAATAATCCATTGTATTGTCCATGTCTTTATTGTACCATATTGTAGGGATACTGGGATTTGAACCCAGACTCGATTGTATATAAGACAATTGCTTTCACCAGATTAAGCTATATCCCCTAGTTAATATAAACTTGCAGAATTATTCCGCATATATGAACTATGATAGCTATTACTCCGATCCAGATTATTGTCTTCATTCCCGCCCTTTAGTTGATCTTAATATACCTTGAGTCAATATGACCATTGGTTAATATCTCATTATGTGAGATTGTTACTTCTTCATCTTCATTTCTCCAATGTAAGAAGGATTTAATATATACTACGGCATATGCAATTGCTGCAAATATGAATCCGTATTGCTTAGTTGTTACAGCATATACGATCCATAAGCATTCATTTAGAAGTAATACTAGCCATCCCCAGATGGTCTTTCGACCAACAAAGAATATACCTGTCACCCCTATTGCTGCCAAT